AAAAAATATGGAAAAACATTGAGGCATTGGTTAGTAACAGAATTGGGACAAGAAAGGACAGAGAGAGTGCATATTCATGGGCTCGTATGGACGGAAAATGTGAAGGATATAAAGAAGATTTGGAAATATGGGAAAGTATGGATAGGGGATTATGTGAATGCGAAAACGATAAATTATATCGTGAAATATGTAAATAAAGCAGATGAAAAACATAAAGAATATAATAGTAAAATATTTGTAAGTAAAGGAATAGGAAAACAATATTTAGAAAGAGTAGATAGTAAAAGAAATATATATAAAAAGGATAAGACAATAGAAACTTATAAAACAAAAACAGGATTAGAAATGGCGTTGCCAATATATTATAGAAATAAAATATATAATGAGGATCAGAGAGAAGCTTTATGGTTAGAAAAATTAGATAAGGAAGAGAGGTATGTATGTGGTGTAAAAGTGGATATAAGTAAAGGAGAAGATGAGTATTTTAAGTTATTAAATATGATGAGACAAAAAAATAAGAGATTAGGGTATGGTGATGATGAAAAAAATTGGGAACTTAAAAGATATGAGAATAGAAGAAGATATATAAAAAAATTAGAAAGAATAAAGAAGCTTACAGGTGGGGTAGGGTAGAAGATTTGGACATTTAAAAAAAAAATGTATATTAGTGAAAAATTGGGTTTATCATACTATAAATTATAGTTCAAATAGAGGTACAAAATGTTATAGATATAACAATATTAGAACGTTAACATAAATATACAAATTATGAGTTACAACAAACAACAATATGAACATTTACAAAGATGGAAAAAGGAAAGGAGGAAATATGAAAAACCGATCTATAAAACAGAGAGTATGTATGTAGATACGGAAACAGGTGAAATAATATTAAAAAGAAGATTAGAAAACGGTGAGTACATTAAATTAAAAAGTTCAACTAAATACAAAAACGATGAAAAATACAGAATTAAAACAATCACAAGCGAATGTAGAAAAAGCCCACAACAAAGACTCTGGGACTTCTAAGAATGAAACAATAAAAAGGGAAGAAATTAAAGATAGCCCTTTTCATGTAATAACTATTGAAGGTCAAAGCTTCGGGGTTATGGGCGATTATAGATTAACGGAAAAATCAAATAGCGCGAGAAAAGTAAAAGAAGAATTAAAAAAAATAACATGGAATCGAATAGTACAAGTAATAATGTTATTAGATGAAGTAAAAAGTAAAATTAATAAAAAAATAAAAGAAGAAGTATGAAAACAGAAATAGGAGGCGATAGACTCGGCTCAGGAAATAAACAAGAAGTAAGTTTAAGAAACTATGAAAGGTCAACGCATGATCTAGGGTATATATGGAGATCAAGTATGGCATCAGGTACACTAGTACCCTTTATGAGTGAGGTGGCGTTACCTGGCGATAGTTTCGATATAGATTTGGATTGTGATGTAAAAACATTGCCAACAGTAGGACCATTATTTGGAAGTTATAAGGTACAAATGGATGTATTCCAATGTCCAATAAGATTATATAATGGAAAATTACACATGAATATGTTGAATATAGGAATGGATATGAGCCAAATATTATTGCCTCAAATGCAACAAGTAGCGTATTACGATGTAAATGGTGGAGATAATCAACAAATAAATTCAAGTAGTATATATAGTTATTTAAACCAAAGAGGTTTAGGAAGTGTAACATCAGGATATGCAGTAAGAATGTTTAATGCTATCCCCTATTTAGGATATTGGGATATATATAAAAATTACTATGCAAATAAACAAGAAGAAAGAGGATTTGTAATACATGCAGAAGATTTAGATAACAATTTTAAAATTAATGGAGTAGGTTCAGCACAAGTACAAGTAGCAGGGCCAACAAGTGATACAACAACAGATATTTGGAGTACAGCAACAATAGATACAAGTACACAAAATTCAAGTCAGCCAACAGTAATAGCAACATTTACGATAGTATGGGATAATGCAGGGGCACAGTATGGAGAACCAGACCCAGAAAGTATAGAAATCAATATTGGAGGAAGTAACACAAAAGCAACAGATATATTTGAAAATGTGACATCAGTAAATAATAATGGAATATGGACAGTACAATTCACAGATTTTATAGGAGTAGCACAATCAGCATCATGGGCTATAGTGTCAGCAGTAGTAGGAAATATAGAAAATCAAGGAGAAGGAGAACCTCAGTTAACAGAATTTCCGTTAGATAATATCGATGACATGAGAATGGATATACTAGAAGCGGTAAGAGATACAACAGCGTTTACGTTAAATGAGTCAACAGTGGCACCGTATGGATTAGGTTTAGGATGGGAAGGAAATTTAGCAGGAGATACAGCTAGATTTTACAAGTTATCAAGTCAGGAAGGACTAGGGATTAAAACATATCAAAGTGATTTATTTAATAATTGGATTAGTACGGAATGGATTGATGGAAGTAATGGAATAAATGAAGTAACAGCAGTAAGTACGGCAGGAGATGAATTTACAATAGACAGTTTAAACTTAGCAAATAAGGTGTATAATATGCTTAATAGAATTGCGATAAGTGGAGGAAGTTATGATGATTGGTTAGATGCAGTGTATACGCATGAAAGAGCAAAAAGTTGTGAGAATCCGATATATCACGGGTCATTAATAAAAGAGCTAGGATTTGAAGAAGTAGTAAGTAATGCAGACACAAAAACACCAGATTCAAGTGGAAAATTATCAGTAGAGCAACCATTGGGAACATTAGCAGGAAGAGGAAGATTGACAGGTAAAAACAAAGGTGGAAAAATTAAAATTAAAGTAGATGAGCCTAGTTATATAATAGGAATAGTGAGTTTAACGCCAAGAATTGATTATAGTCAAGGTAATAAGTGGGATACAAACCTAAAAACAATGAATGATTTACATAAGCCTGCTTTAGATGCAATAGGATATCAAGATTTAATAACAGATCAAATGGCGTGGTTTGACACAGTAATAGACCCAAGTACAGAGGAACTAACATATAGTACAGCAGGAAAACAACCAGCATGGATAAATTACATGACAAATGTGAATCAGACAAGAGGAAGTTTTGCAGAAAGTGAAACGGGAGGCGATAGTATGTTTATGACATTAAACAGAAGATATGAACAAGGAAGCAATGGAATTGAAGATTTAACAACGTATATAGATCCGAGTAAGTTTAATAACATATTTGCACAAACGGCGTTAGATAGTCAAAATTTTTGGGTACAGATAAGTAATAAAATTATTGCTAGAAGAAAAATGAGTGCTAAAGTAATACCTAACCTATAAATAGAAAAAGATGTATAAATATAGAAAAATGAATAAGAGCACATTAACAAGTGTCGAATGTGTGGAAGGAGAACCTATTGAATGGAAAATAGAAAGAATTGTAAGTAATAAAGAGCCTATAAGTGATGGGGCGCCCGAGATATTTACGGAACGTAAAGAAGGGGTAAAAAGTGCTTATAATATTAGGACAGATCGATGGGAAATAGCAACAGAAGCAATGAGTAAAGTTGAAGGAAGCATACAAGCTAAAAGAGACGCTAAAGCGAAATTACAGAAAAAAGATGATACAAAGGTAATAGAGTTAAAAGTGGAGAAAAAAGATAGCGGAGCTAAGTCAACAGAAGGCACGGGAAACTAAGATAAGGGGGGTGTTTAAATAGAGCATCCCCCCTATTTAGATAGGTGTAGTACGCATCTGTTCTTATATATCAAGGGGTTAAGATCGCTTTGAAAAAGCGCGAAATAAAATAAAATTAAAATTAAAAAATAGAAATTATGGGAAATGGAATGAACGGAGTTGGAGCAGGATTTGGAAGTCAATTATTAGGAATGATTGGTGGACATCAAGCAGAGAGAAGAAATTATAGAAATCAAAGGAATTTGATGCATCAGCAATTTAGCAATCAATTAGGATTGAATAGACAAGGACATGATTTACAAATGGATATGTGGAACAAGACAAATTATGGGGCACAAGTAGAACACATGAAAAATGCAGGATTGAATCCAGCGTTAATGTATAAAGGTGCAGGAGCAGGTGGAACAACAGGAAGCCAGACAGGTGGAAGTGCAAGCATGGGAAGTAGTCAACAGGGAAAAGTAATGGATATGAGTAACTTAATGATGGGGGCTCAAATAGAGGCATTAAAAGCAAAAGCAAATTTAGATAATACACATGCGCAAAAAGCTGGTGGAGTAGATACTAAAGAAGCAGAAAGTAGAATAGATATGAATATTTTGAGATTAGAGGAAATAAAAACAGGTATTGAAGGAACAAAAGCAAAAACATTATTAGATGAATATACTGGAATACTAAGAAAGATTGAAGGAGAAAACGCACAAGAAGTAATATCAACAGATTTAAGACTAGCAGGAGAAAAAATAAGAGAATTACGATTGAATAATGATATAACAGAAGAAACATTTCAAGATCAAATAAAATTAATGATTGAGGAAGTAGGTCTAAAAATAGATTTAAGAGCTAAAACTAGAAAAGAAACAGGATTAATAAAACTAAAAGGACAAACTGAAGGTGTTATACAAGAGAAATTTGGAAAAGAAATGGATGAAATGGCGAGTAGAATTTCATTAAATGCAGTGAAAGAAGTAAATGAGAGTAGAAATGCAACAACGGCAGAAAAGAATTTAAAAGTACAAGAAATGTTGAAAAAGTTAGAAGTAGAAATGAATAATCTAAGAGTAGGTGCACAAAAAAGAGGACAAGTATTTAACCTAATTGGAAATATATTAAATGGAATATTTGGATTAGCAAGTAAAGCAATGCCAAATAAGGTAATGCATGTAGGACAATAATGTGTTTGTATCCGAGATTAATACAGAACAGGAAGTACATAAAGAATAAGAAAAATGGGGGGGACATCCCCCCTATTATGGATCGAAGGGTGTTAATGGTACCCGTAGGGTGTGGGAAATGTATAGAGTGTAAAAAACAAAGAGCAAGGAATTGGCAAGTAAGACTGCAGGAAGATATTAGATTTAATGCGAACTCGAAGTTTGTAACTTTAACGTTCACAGAAATCGAATTACAGAAATTAGATAATGAAATAAAAGGATTAAGTGGATATGATAGAGATAATGAAATATGTAGGTTAGCAATAAGAAGGTATACAGAAAGATGGAGGAAAAAATATGGAAAAACATTGAGGCATTGGTTAGTAACAGAATTGGGACAAGAAAGGACAGAGAGAGTGCATATTCATGGGCTCGTATGGACGGAAAAT